TCGAACATAGGCGAAATGTTCAACATACAAGAAAAAGAAAATGGAGAAATCGCAATCAGCGGTCGAGAACTTCATCAAGCATTAGAGGTTAAGACAAGATATAACGATTGGTTTGAAAGAATGATTAATTATGGCTTTGAAGAAAATATTGATTATACAGCTCTTACTCAAAAAAGAGTAACAGCTCAAGGTAACGCTATTAATTATTTAGACCACGCACTCACACTAGACACTGCAAAAGAAATCGCAATGATTCAACGTAGTGAACCCGGTAAACGTGCAAGACAATATTTCATCCAAGTTGAAAAAGCATGGAACAGCCCAGAAATGATTATGCAACGTGCTTTAAAAATTGCTAACAACACAATCAATCAATTAGAAACAAAGATTGAACGTGATAAACCAAAAATTGTATTTGCAGATGCAGTAGCTACTACTAAGACATCAATTTTAGTTGGAGAGTTAGCAAAGATCATTAAACAAAACGGTATAAACATCGGGCAACGCAGATTGTTTGAGTGGTTACGTCAAAACGGATTCCTTATTAAACGCAAGGGTGTGGATTATAACATGCCTACACAGTATTCAATGGAACGTGAGTTATTCGAAATTAAAGAAACATCAATCACACATTCGGACGGTCACACATCAATTAGTAAGACGCCAAAAGTAACAGGTAAAGGACAACAATACTTTGTTAACAAGTTTTTAGGAGAAAAACAAACAACTTAATAGGAGGAATTACAAATGAACGCACTATACAAAACAACCCTCCTCATCACAATGGCAGTTGTGACGTGGAAGGTTTGGAAGATTGAGAAGCACACTAGAAAACCTGTGATTAGTAGCAGGGCGTTGAGTGACTATCTAAACAACAAATCTTTAACCATACCGAAAGATGCTGAAAATTCTACTGAATCTGCTCGTCGCCTTTTGAAGTTCGCCGAACAAACTATTAGCAAATAACAACATTATACACGAAAGGAAAGATAGAAATGCCAAAAATCATAGTACCACCAACACCAGAAAACACATATAGAGGCGAAGAAAAATTTGTGAAAAAGTTATACGCAACACCTACACAAATCCATCAATTGTTTGGAGTATGTAGAAGTACAGTATACAACTGGTTGAAATATTACCGCAAAGATAATTTAGGTGTAGAAAATTTATACATTGATTATTCACCAACAGGCACTCTGATTAATATTTCTAAATTGGAAGAGTATTTGATCAGAAAGCATAAAAAATGGTATTAGGAGGATATTAAATGAGCAACATTTATAAAAGCTACCTAGTAGCAGTATTATGCTTCACAGTCTTAGCAATTGTGCTTATGCCATTGCTGTACTTCACTACAGCATGGTCGATTGCAGGATTCGCAAGCATAGCGACATTCATATTTTATAAGGAATACTTTTATGAAGAATAAAAAAACTGCTACTCACGGCAATGAGTAACAGTATCAAATATTCAGGAAATAAAATTCAAGTTCAATATAAAACGAAAAACGGAGGAAGTCAAGATGTATTACGAAATAGGCGAGGTATGTCAAAAGGTAATTAATGTAGACGGATTTGATTTTAAATTAGCAGTTAAGAAGAAGGACCACAGCATTCTGGTGAATATCTTAGATTTAGAAGATAAGTTTATCGACGGCATAAACATAACTAATGAGAACGATCTATACACAGCATTAGACATATTGAATCAATCTATTTACGAATGGATTGAAGAAAACGCAGATGATTATGACAGACTAATTAACTTAGTCATGAAATGGTAGGTGCGATATGAAAACACATAAATTTAAACGAATGGCAATTGACTTAATAGAACGTGTACAAAGCACTTCTTATCAAGTTGATTATAAGTACAACGTTATATGGGTCTGGCACTACAGCGATGACTATTTAGGAAAAGTCGCATCAATAAATATGCACAACAATGTAGATGACGATAACACAATATTGGCTAGATACGAGAAAGCTAAAAAGATGATTGCAGGGGAGGCGTTAAGCGATGGCTAATCTATATGAGTTATCAGAAGCATTTAAAGAGTTGTCTAATCAAGATGAATTAGATCAAACATTATTAAAAGACACATTAGATTCTATTCAAGCAGAAATGAATGTCAAAGTAGATAACATTGTCAATTGGAGACGTGAAACTTTAGGTGACATAGATGTCATAGATAAAGAGATTAAGCGACTTCAAAATTTAAAGAAACAAAAACAAAATTTAACTGATCGATTAAGAGATCACTTAAAAGAGATGTTAGAAACACAGGAAGTAGATAGTTACCGCACAGCTACTAATCACATTTACAAGCGCAAAAACGGGGCTAGTAAAAATATTATCGATGAAAAACTTATTCCAAAGGATTATTGGCTATCACAAGCGCCAAAGCTTAATTCTAAGCAACTAATCGATGATTTGAAAGCTGGCAAAGATATTCCGGGCGCTGAATTAAAGGTAACGGAAAGTTTGGTGATTAAGTGATGAGTGAGGAACAAGACATTTTACAAGAACTAGGTATTGAAGAAATTAACGAAGATACTCAGAACTATTATTCAATTATGGTATATGGCAAATCAGGAACCGGCAAGACGACTTTAGCTACTAGAGAAAACAACGCTTTTATTATCGATATTCACGAAGATGGTACTCAAGTAACGCGACAAGGTTTTGTGAAGAGAGTCGACAATTACATTGCTTTTAGAAACACAATTGCGAGTATTGAATCGATTGTAAATACAGCTAGACAAAGAGGAAAGTTACTTGATGTGGTTGTAATTGAAACAGCACAAAAGTTAAGAGATATAACGCTGACTCATGTGATGAACACGCACCAAGTCAAAAAAGCAAGAATTCAAGATTATGGGGAAGCATCTAAATTAATTGTTAACTCGATTAGGCACCTATTAAAGGTTAAAGATAAGCTCGGATTTCACGTTGTGCTTACAGGACATGAAGGGCTTAACTCAGAAGATAAAGATGAGAACGGAAAAATTATTAACCCTAGAATATCAATTGAAGTACAACCGGCAATACACAACAACTTAGTAACTCAGTTCGACATTATAGGACACACATTTATAAAAGATCATACAGATGAGAACGGAAATGCGACACACGATTATGTGTTTTCTGTAGAACCTTCTAATTTATATACAACTAAAGTTAGGCATAATCCGCAAATAACAATCAATAATCCAGGTATTAAAAATGCTTCAATTTCAAAAATTATAGATATGGCACAAAACGGAAACTAATAAAAAACTAAAAAGGACGGTAATTAATTATGAACTTCAATTTAAACTTACAAGGCGCACAAGAATTAGGTAACTACATGCAACCAGGACAATACAGTGTGAAAGTTAAAAACTTCGAATCTAAAGAGTCTAAGAATGGACATCCACAATTTGTAATCACGTTTATTCATAAAGAAGAAGGAGAATTCACTCATTATGCAAACGGCGATACTTCAAACGACTTCGCCAAAAACTGGTTATACACATTCTTGAAGGCAATAGGCATTGATGACAATAATGGTCAATTTAATTTTACTGAACGAGATGTAATCGGTAAACCAATCAATATTGAGTTAGAACGAAAATATAATGATTATAAAGATAAATGGAATACAGTATTAAAAAGATTTTGGAAATTTGAAGGTACAGCAGTTTATGAAAAAGTTGGAATTAAAGAAAACGAAAAAAATGATAACAATGAGAGTTCTAACAACTCTAATGTGAATAATAATCCGTTTGAAAATACTAATAATTCTATTGATATATCTGATGACGATTTGCCTTTCTAGGGTGTGATTAAGTGGCACAAATCATCAAATACCAACAAAATAACAATGGTTTATATGATGTAGTTGTTACCGGTGTAGAGATACCAGATGAAGCGCTAACGTTGCTAGATTTGAACCAGCCAATTGATGTTGATTGTTCAGTGATAGATCCGAATTCTATCACTGGACAACAACGCAAATTGATATTCGCATTGTGTAACGATATAGAAGCTCATACAGGACAGCCTCGAGATTATATGAGACAAATGTTCCAAGATTATGTGAAGTTTCTGTATGGCTATGAAGAACGCATATCTTTATCAAATTGTTCTCGAACTATAGCCAAGCAAATTATAGAAGCGATGTTTGAGTGGATTTTTACAAATGCGATTCCATTAAATTATAAAACAAGCAAATTGATGAAAGAAGAAAAAAATTATCTTTATTGGGCAACTGTTACGCGTCATTGCATTATATGCGGAAAGCCTCACGCTGACCTAGCACATTACGAAGCAGTCGGTAGAGGTATGAACAGAAATAAGATGAATCACTACGACAAACATGTATTAGCGTTATGTCGCGAACATCACAACGAGCAACATGCGATTGGCGTTAAGTCGTTTGATGATAAATACCACTTGCATGACTCGTGGATAAAAGTTGATGAGAGGCTCAATAAAATGTTGAAAGGAGAGAAAAATGAATGAATAGACTAAGAGTAATAAAAATAGCACTCCTAATCGTCATCTTGGCGGAAGAGATTAGGAATGTTAGAAATTATAAAAAAGCTGTAGGAAAACCATTTTCTAGATATTAAAAACAACATTTGGCAAATGCTTTGCCAAAAGAGGTAATTTCAATGTACCCCTTGTCATACTCAATACAGGCAGGTTTTACAATTGTATAAACTTCATTGATAGATAAATTATAGTAACGAGATATATTTTCTATACCAAAATGATTAATCATATTAAAAACATCACGAACTTTTTTGTAAGTTTCTTTTTCATATTTTTGAATATAATTATTGATTATTTTGGGATCATCAAAACTTTCATAAAGATTTTCATTAGTATAAGAATTTAGACCTATGTCAATTTTTAATAAACCAATTCTTTCTAAATTATTTAATGAAATTTCTGTTGAATTTAAATCGATTGGTGAATTAGAAATAATACTATCTGACAAAAAGTCGCCTGCCTTACTATTGTCTCGTATATATTTGTATCTTACAGCCGGAATAACTTTTTGATTGCATAGAAATTTAAACAATATTGCATCTTTAGGTGACATTTGTTTAATAAGCTCAACAAAAGAGTGATGTACGTCATTTGTTTTGCGATTGTCCATTGCAGATGCAATTAAATTAGAGAAAAGATCTCTTATTACTCTTTCGCTAATATAAAATTTAGAACTTTCAATAGCGGGTCCAATTATTGAAAGTTCAGGTTCTTGTAGATTATTATCAGGTATCTTTTTTACCTTAGATTCAATATTAGCTTTAAAGTCAGTCAAGTCTAATTCTCGTTTATATTGTATTTTAGCAACCCAGTTATGATATCCACCAAAAATTAAATCCCAAGTAGAATTTAATGTTTTGATAGGTCCATCTGCAGCACCTTGAATAATTTTATCAATACCTTTACCTAAAATAGGATCCATAATTATTCACCCCCAATCTAACGCAGTAGCGATAACAAAATTATACCAGAAAGGAGAATCAACATGACTGACCAACCAAGTTACTACTCAATAATTACAGCAAATGTCAGATACGATAACCGACTTACTGACAGCGAAAAGTTACTTTTTGCAGAAATAACATCTTTAAGTAACAAATACGGATACTGCACAGCAAGTAATGGTTACTTTGCAACTTTATACAACGTTGTTAAGGAAACTATATCTCGTAGAATTTCGAACCTTACCAACTTTGGTTATCTAAAAATCGAAATTATCAAAGAAGGTAATGAAGTTAAACAAAGGAAGATGTACCCCTTGACGCAAACGTCAATACCTATTGACGCAAAAATCAATACCCCTATTGATAATTCTGTCAATACCCCTATTGACGCAAATGTCAAAGAGAATATTACAAGTATTAATAATACAAGTAATAACAATATAAATAGAATAGATATATTGTCGGGCAACCCGACACGCATCCCATACAAAGAGATTATTGATTATCTAAACGAAAAGACCGGCAAGAAGTTTAGTCATAAATCTAAAGCTAATCAAAAACTGATACAAGCTAGATTTAATGAAGATAATTCAAAAGAAGATTTCTTTACAGTAATTGATAACATGACTGCTCAATGGAAAGGTAATCCGAAAATGGATGAGTATTTGCGACCTAAAACGTTATTTAGTGGAAACTTTGATAATTATAAAAACCAAACAGCGAAAATTAATAACGAATCTAATCAATATGTAGATGCATTCCAGCGTGCATCACAATCAAGTATAGAAAATTTACCATTTTAAAGGAGTGAGAAAGTGGAGTCATTCCAGAACTTAGCAAAGAAACCAACTTTAAAAAAGCAAATCATTGAACAAGCGTTTGATTTGAAATGTGAGAACTGTGGACGTAAGTACGACTATTACAAATTTGATGACGGTTCAGAATTCAAACATGGTTGTGACTGCGAAATGATAGAGTATGCCAAACAATCAACTGAAAACTATCACAAGAGAAACAGGCGGAGAAAAGCAGAACGCATATTCAAGCAATCGATAATGAACGAAGATCTAACGAAAGCAACGTTTGATAATTACAATCCGACTAATGAACAACTAGTGTATGCAAAAAACTTATGCGAACGTTACGCAAACAATTTCACGTTAGACAATAAACAATCGCTACTAATCCAAGGTTCATTCGGTACAGGTAAATCACACTTATCAATGAGTATTGTTAAATCAGTTAAAGCTAAAGGCTACACAGTGTTATATATGAACGTACCTCAATTGATATCAACAATTAAAAACACTTATAACAACCAAACTGCTATGACCGAACAGGAATTGGCTCAAATTATAAGTGATGTCGATTTGATGGTATTCGATGATTACGGTATCAACATGAATGAATTCGCTACTAGCAAGATGTTCGAGCTTATTGAAAGTAGGATAGGCAAACACAACATCTTTACTACTAACTTAGATGAGAAAGAAATGACAAAAAACAAAGACTTACAACGTATATTCAGCAGAATCATGAGCAATACAACACTAATCAAGATGGACGGTCAAGATTACAGAACTAGAGGTTTAAAACTATGATTACCAAAGAATTTTTAAAAACTAAACTTGAGTGTTCAGATATGTACGCTCAGAAACTCATAGACGAGGCGCAGGGCGATGAAAATAGGTTGTACGACCTATTTATCCAAAAACTTGCAGAACGTCATACACGCCCCGCTATCGTCGAATATTAAGGAGTGTTAAAAATGCCGAAAGAAAAATATTACTTATACCGAGAAGATGGCACAGAAGATATTAAGGTCATCAAGTATAAAGACAACGTAAATGAAGTTTATTCGCTCACAGGAGCCCATTTCAGCGACGAAAAGAAAATTATGACTGATAGTGACCTAAAACGATTTAAAGGCGCTCACGGGCTTCTATATGAGCAAGAGCTAGGATTACAAGCAACGATATTTGATATTTAGAGGTGGCACAATGAGTAAATACAACGCTAAGAAAGTTGAGTACAAAGGAATTGTATTTGATAGCAAAGTAGAGTGTGAATATTACCAATATTTAGAAAGTAATATGAATGGCACTAACTATGATCGTATCGAAATAC